CGATTCCGAAGGTTGGTAGATCTAGATGATCAAGGTAGATCTCATACTTGCAACCCTCATCCCGTGCAAGCTCTTCACGGAGCTGATCTTTGTTCATGGAGTAGTCCTTCCAAGAGATTGCGCCAGAGCCTGTGTCGCCGGATCCGGCAACAGGATTGGTGAAACTTGTCCAGCGGTTCCGGCTTCAGCCGGCATTACGTTTGGCGCTTGTGTTATGGCTGTTTGTGCTGTTTGTAATGCTTGGTCAGCCATAGGGGCTAGCTGGTCGCGAGCAGCTTGAGTCACGGGTCGAACTTCCTCGGCACCTTGTTCAACACCCATACGAGTGCCCTGCACCGTAGCGGCACCAGCTATCTGTAATGCCGCTTGAATCCCTTGTCCAAAGGGGTCTTCTGTAGCAATCTTGCCTTCTAAAAATTCTTTGACGCTGTTTTGTTGCCTAGATTTAAACATCATACGCAACACTCTTGGGTCTCGTAACATTCTTGACATTGCTAAATAACCAAGCGCTGGAACAAGTGCCGCAATTGGATTAAGCATAAATGCACCAATGGTAAGGCCAAGAGCAATCGTTGGAGCAGCAAGACCACCTTTACCCGCCATTGCTTGATTTGATGCTTTTGTCATGTTTCGAGCAAGAATAGACAGTGACTCATGGGCTTGCGGGTTCTTAAACATAGCATTAATGACTTTAGGCTCATAGGAATCAAGAATGGTGGTAAGTTTGCTGCCGACTTCACCTGTTTTAAATTTTTCCAAAAAGTCATCGCTTAACTTTATTTGTTTCACCATCGCACCGCTTGCGTCTTGAACCACCTCTTCTGTAGTGCCGCCAATCTGACGTAGAATACGACCAGCGGCAGCGTCACGCACCTGTTCCATTGTTTCTGGAGCCAAGACTCGTTCAGCTAGTTTAACGTTATCAACTGTAGAAAATATGTTTGAAGCCAGAACATCTGGGTCATTTGTACTTTGAAGAATGCGGGTTAATTGAGCCGTGTCGGGTGCGGCAAATTCTTTTTGTGCTTCTTTAAATGAATTTAAAGCGGCTTTCAAAGGACGATCTTGCAACTCATCAACAACATTTGAAGCTACTTTTGCTTTTGACCTTTTTAGGATGTCTACGATTTCTTTTATTTCGTTTAGCTCTGGTTTAAGCAGTTTGTCCACCGCCTTATTTTTACTCATGATGTTTGCCGCAAGTTTTGCTCCGTCAATAACTTCAACACCAGTCAAATCATCAATCATTTTTGATTGTTCAAGAGCATCTGTAAGGTACATTTTAGCAAGACCTTGACGGACTTGTTCTGCTTGCTCTGCACCCGTGCCTCTAATCGCGGTACGATTAGCAACCTCTTCCTCAATGCTTCTAGCGTAACGTTCAACCGCCCTTCTTTGTTGGTTTTCGGGTGGTAGCCGCCGAGCCTCCTCTAAGGCCTGCATTAAAGGTCTTTCACCATATGTTGCCCTAGACAAGGCTTTGGCTCCAGCATCAAGATCGACTAACCCAGTTTCTGCGCCTAACGCCTTCCTTGTATCCACTCCTCTAATCGCTTTAAAAAGTTCTTCCAAGGCTTCGGGCTGATTATCTAAGATCAAATTTTGATAAACAAAATTTTTATTTAAGCGATTGTTTCTGGCGCTTTTTATAATCTCTTGAACTGTTACGTTGTCAAAACGTTTCATGCCATCTCGATATACGGCGTTTGCCCTAGACAACGTGTTTAACGCATTACTTAATTCTTCGAACGATTGCCCGGAGGCCTTCAAAACCGCAGACCCTTTTAAAGTGCTTGTGGCTAAATCAAGTTCAGCGGACTGCATAGCTTGATTGACGGCACTTTTAATGCTCCCCAGTTGATAGGCTGCAACATCATTTAACAAGGACGGATTTTTTTGAGCATCCGTAAGACCCGTGCGCAAACTAGCAACCTCTCTGGCAGTTGCGTAATCTTTTAATTTATTAATTCTAGTAGCAAATTTAGTTGCACCGATGTCCGCAATGGTTTGCTTATCAAGTTTTTTTAAGGCCTCTTTGATACCTTTTGTAGGAATAATTTCATTGTTTTTTAAGGTCTCGTTAACCCTAGTATAAATACGATCCATGTCTTCATCAAAGATGCGTTTACGAATAGCAATCATCTCACTTAAGTCTGCTGGGATGATTTCATCCTTTTTAAGGGCGCTCATAACTTGTTTGATCTCTTGCTCAGTAGCCTCATTTAAACGGCGTTGAGCATTAGCAAAAACATCTTGTGTGGACGAGTAATACTCATCAATGTCTCTGTTTAACACTTCTGCGAGTTTGTTAACACGAGATTTATCAAGACCCAAATCTGTTAGTTCTTTAACAGCTGCGTTTGCATTTGCTTGTGCGGCTGCTTGATTTGGATAAACCCCCTCGGCAACTGCTTGAATACGAGTCAAAATTGGACGAAAAGAATCTCCTGCGCCCCCTGCAATAGTTGGTCGGAAATCCTTGTCCAACAAATCTCTGAACTGTTTTCTTACAGCTTCATTTCTAGCCCTTCCAGCCGCTGTCAAACCACGCGGTCCTTTAATAAAGTATCCAAAAAGGCTAGAGACACCCCGACCTATGCCTTCGCCAGCCGCTCCAAAGGCACCCTCGTATGCTGCATCTCTAGCAACATCTGCAAAAGACTGCCGTTGGAGGCCTTCGGCATACTCGATGCCTTCATCTAGCAACTTGCCCCCAGCGGTTGCGGCACCCACTATGAGCATACCAGGTACAAACCCAACACCAGAAGCTGCAACGCCAGCGCCTACACCCGCTATTATGGGCAGAGCAGTTGCACCAGCAAACTCTTTTACATCATTAAAGGAGAGACCTTCTTCGTCTATAGCAAGGTCGCGACCTTCACCCAGACCAAGTTTGGTGCGGCCTTCTTGTGTCAGGATGTGGCGGCCAAGCGGATCTACGCGGTAACCATCCTCGCCCACCACAGTGCGGAGGTAGTTAGACTTCTCTTCAGTCGTGTCCATACGACCAAACTGAAATCGCGAAAAGCCACTAACACTGTCAACACCGGTGTTATAATCAACACCGGGTTCTCTGTAACTGCTTACATACTCATCTTCTGTCAGAGCTTTGCCCGTAACTGGATCCAAGCCTGCCAATTTTTTAGCTCGTGAATAGTCTCGTATCTCTTCTATCGAAGCAGTAGCTAAATCTAGTTCAGTCTTGTTGGTCCCTGAAAACTCTTGGAAGATTGCTTCTTGTTCAGCTTCCGTAGGAGTGTCTCCCTCAATTTCAACGATTATCTCGCCTTGAGGTGTTTCAACGATTATCTCTCCCATGTCTTACCCCTTCATGTTATATCTTGGTTTACCGCCGTCACCTTCTTGTGCCTCAAGTCGCCTGAAACGACTTGATGTTCCACCTGGCAGCGCTCGTCCAGTTAAATAAGGTTGAACACGACTTTTCTCTGGATCAATAATTGACAGAGCAGATCCTATTTCCACCGTACCCGGTAGAAGTCTTCCTGCTAACATATTCTCCATTGATTGCATTTGAGCCAACGCAGCATCCTGATCTCTTCTAAATTGTTGCATGGTTGTCTGCAACTGTCCCACCAAAATTTCATCTGACTTCGTTGTCAAAGCAAAAATTCCATCGTCTTGCAACGCCGCGTCAACATATGCATCTGCCAGACTCGTGACATCAAAGTTTGAAATAGAGTTTGCTGACTGACTGCCACCAAAGTAGGACTTGATCAAGTTTTGAAATCCGAGTTTAACTTTTTTCCTAAACTGTTCCCTGTCGTTAAACTTGTCGCCTACCTCAAAGCCTCCTGCCGCAGCCACACGCCGCATAAATTCATTTCCCGCACCTTTTATGCCGGTAATGCTTTGACCATCTTCAGAAAGCATAAGCACAGCCTCTTCTAGATACTTGGTGCCAATCTCCCCTTGAATAAATTTATCTGCCGCTTTTCTGTACGACTCTTGTCGTTTAATTTGAGCCTCATCTTTGATAACCAGTTCTCCACGGAGGTCTTTGTTCGCTTCTCTTTCAGCTTCGGCCACAGCTTTTTCCGCTTCGCGGTATAACTTTAAACGGTCTGTAATTGCTTGTTCTTTTTTAAAGTAAACCTCTGAGTTTTCAAAACCAGATGGCAATTGACCATTGTTTTCCATGATGTCAGTCATAGACACGATTATATCCTCGCCCTTTTCATATTTACGACCCTTGTATGTAACGTCCCTATTTGCAACCACCGTTCTGAAGTTACGATCATCAGCGCGTTTTTGTGCTTTGGTTTTTGAGATTTCTCCTAAGCCATATTGCATAGCAGAAAGTTCAAGCTGTCGGTTAAACTCGTCTTTTTTTGCCTTGTCTTTGATAAACATGTCCGCGCCGTCTTCCAACGCGCTTGCAATGTTTTGAATGGCTCTAGGACTTTCACCCGCCGCCATAGCAAAACCAATTTTAGCAATCGCAAGACCCTTGTCCAAGCCTTCGTATTTGGGTGCGTTTTGAGTAAACTCTTTCATCAACTGCTTGAGTTCAGAATCTTGCTGTTCTTTAGTTCCTTTGTTGATAACTTCAGATATTTCTTGTGGTGTCCGAGGCTGGATAGTGTCCGTTTCTAAGGGGCCGTCAGCGGCACCTGTTTCAGGCTCTTCGGTCTTTTTAGTCTCTTCTTTTGCGGTAGGAGCCGTTCCCAAATCATCTCCGTCATATTGTCCATCTGGACCTTTGGGTTCAGCGCGAGGAGCGGTAGGAGCCGTTCCCAAATCATCTCCATCATATTGTCCGTCTGGACCAACAGGCACC